CCCTATTGTCCGTCGTCGCTCGTCAGAACGGCAAGACACTCGTGGCAGCCATCCGCATCCTTGCCGGCCTCTGCCTCTTCGGCGAGCGGTTAGCCGTCGGGGCAGCGCAGAACAGACCAATCGCTATGGAGTCATGGCAGATGGCCTACGAGATTGCCCAGGATGCCGGGCTCCCTGTCGGCAAGCTCCGCTTGCAGTCCGGCACAGAGCGCTTCGACCTAGCAGGCGGTAGGTATCGCATCGTCGCCTCAACCGTCGGCAGCGCTCGTGGCATCTCCGGCGTTGATTGCGTGCTGATGGACGAGATTCGTCAGCTCAGATCGTGGGAAGCCTACGCATCGATTGACAAGACGAGACGAGCCCGGCCGGACTCTCAGCTTTGGGCGATCACGACCGAAGGTGACCTTCAGAGCGAAGTGCTCAACCGTTTGCAGACGACTGCCCGTGACGCAATCGAGCAAGGGCAAGAGCTGCCGCTTGGGTATTGGGAATGGAGCGCTCCGCCTAACGCTCATCCTGCTGACCGAAGAGGTTGGGCGATGGCGAACCCATCTCTCGGCTTCACGCTGGACGAGTCAACGGTTCTCGCAGAGTACGAAACCGATCCGGCGAGCGTCTTTGAGGTTGAGGTGCTCTGCCGAAAGGTCCTGGCCATCCAATCGTGGGTGAGCCCTGATGATTGGCAGCAATGTGCGAGTGATGCAGCGTTCCCGCTGGACTGCCCAATGGTCTTCGCCATCGATGCATCGGTTGACTTGCAGCATGTGAGCATCGTTGCCGGAGCGCTCAAAGACGATTGGCATTACCTAGAGCTGATCGCTTCCTATACCGGTCAACCGGCCTTGGCATCGGCAGAACGTCGCCTAGAATCGCTTCTAAGCCGTTGGAGCCCGGTCGGATGTGTCACGGTGGCCAAGAGCCCCTGCGAAGCGTCTGTGGCGAAATTAGCGGGCAGTGCGGGCATCTCACACATAGTGGTCAGACCAGCGGACTGGGCTCGTGCCTGCCGTGCGTTCTATGCGGCAGCTCGTCAGAAGACGATTCGGCATCCGGGGGGACCTGGCATTGCCGAGGCATTGGGAGCTACCCGGCGAGGCTCCGATGGGCTCGTGTCATCGGTCCACAAGATCAACCCACAAGCCGAAATCGATGCAGCACTTGCGGCCGTGCTCGCAATGTGGGCACCTACACAGATACCGGAGCCCGTCAAGGTTCCGAATTGGACGGTTTACTGATGCTCGACTCCCTGCTTGCAGCGGTACAGATAGCTTCGCTAGCCACGATCCTCATTGTGTCGTGGCTGCTCTTTGATCGGCTCGTCTTCGTGCTGATCGCTGCTTCGCTCGTACTCGCCCTTTCGCTCTACATCGATCATGGCTCTTCTGTCGGTACTTGAACGGGCACGACCCAAGGTCCATATGTCGACAGGGGTTAACCTGTCGCCAATTGCGGCTTGGCAGGAAGCGCTACGTCCCGGCACCTGGTCGACAGTGTGGGGCGATGACTTCCCTTGGCACTACGTCAGCGAAGAAGAAGCGCTTGGGCTTCCTGTCGTAGCAGGGTTTATGTCGATCACGTCTAGCCTGCTACTTCAAATGCCCCTAGAAGGGCTTCGTCGGAACCCGGACGGTTCGCTGACGCCGATTGACCCGAAGCCCACTATCCTGATCAATCCCACTCCGGGCATCGGCCGTACGATCGTAGATTTCGCAAACGAGTACCTGCATGACATGGTCCTCTATGGGAACTATGTCGCGATCCTTGGACCCCGCAATCCGGCCGGGTGGCCAGAGATGATCGTTCCCATTCCTGTCGGGCAATGGCAGGTCAACATTGACGAGCGCACCGGTGCTGTCACGTACCTTGTCAACGGTCAGATCTTCCAAGCAACCGATGTCTTCCACGTGATGATGAATAAGGCTTCCGGGCAGCTCGTCGGCCGTGGAGCCCTGCAGCTCTACCAGCGGCTCATTGCCTCGTCGGTTGCCGCTGAGCGCTGGGCAACGCTCTTCTTTGAAGGTGGCGCAGTCCCACCCGGAGCCGTCAAGAGCAATAACCCGGACCTGACCCAAGCCCAGGCGGACTCGCTCAAGTCCAAGATGCGGACCATTGCGATGGCTCGTGAATGGGCAGTGCTGCCGGGTGGGACCGATCTGCAAGTGCTCAGCTCCGATGCCGAATCGGCTCAGCTCAACGAAACACGGAAGCTCAATGCTCAGCAGCTAGCGATGGCGATGGGGATTCCCGGGGCACTGCTTGGATTGGATAGCCCATCCCTTACGTACCGCAACATTACGGATGTGTTTCAACAGTTCATCACCACTACTGTGATGAGCTACCTCGTGCCGCTTGAGCAGCAGCTCTCGTCCCAATGCCTGCCCCGCACGACTGATGCGAGATTCGTTCAAGCCAACGTGCTGAGACCTGATCTGCCTGCCCGTGTTGGTCTGGCCAACGAGACCTTGGCATCCGGGCTATTCGACAGAGACGAGGCTCGACGGTTCTTCGGCCTTGGAGTAACGGAGGCGACCATTGATTGATGGACTCTGCATCAGGTCATGCGAGCGAGAGCTTGCAGTGACAGGTGATGGGCGCACCGTTGTCGGAATGCTCGCACCATATGGTCGTACTGCCAAGGTCGATGACGGGTTCGGCCAATATTGGGAGATGTTCGAGCGAGGATGCTTCGCTCGTTGCATTAAGGGTCACGCTCAATATCTTCGTGTCCAGCTTGAGCACAACGGACATTGGGTCGGACGAGGATCAGTCTGGCGTGATGGACCTGACGGGCTCAGCGCTGAGATGCGCCTGGACGACACCGAAGCAGGACGGGAAGCGGCCTTCAAGATCAAGGATGGGCAGACGCCTGGGCTCTCGTTGGCCTTTCTCCCATCGCTCAGCGGTAGCCGGACCATTGATCACGCCGACGGCAAGCCCGTCGTGCACCGGCAGCGAGTGAAGGCGATCCATCACGTAGCGCTCTGCCAGCACCCTGCCTACGTAGATGCGCAGATAGCAGCCGTCCGGGAAGCCCCGGCAGGGCCTCCGGAGCGGCTTCAGTATTGGAATGAATGGACAGAGCGCATCAGACGTGCTTGAGTCAGGACCGGCTAGGTCCAATGGCTTTGCCTGCCCCATCGGCTGCTTAGCCGCTGCCCACCAATAGCGGCAAGGTCTCAGTCCCTTTCCGATGGGTGGCTGATGGGGCAGGCTCCCCGCATGACTCAGCACTTATCAAGTGCTCACCCTTGCGAGAACCGAAGATTTCTCTCGCTACGGAGTATGAGTTATGCCTACTGACGTATTGGGCACTAAGCGTCTCGATTGGCTTCGGCGCCAACGAGAGCAAGCCATGACAGACATTGAGACGATCACGTCTCGTGCCGCCGACGAGGACCGTGACCTGACGGACTCTGAGCAGCACACTTGTGAGGCTCGCCGGAGCAGGATCACGAGCCTTGACGACGACATCACGGTAGAAGCCGACCTTGCGAAGCGCTCCGCTGACTATGGAGCGCTCGTGGCCGACATCGGTCCCGCTTCCGGTGAGCAGGCCAACGAGCCGCTCCGGCGAGCAGCTCCGGCCGATGTGCCGGTCTACGAGAGTCCCGGTGCGTACCTCGTTGATTTCTGTCTCCGGCACGAGGACCCGCAAGCCAAGCAGCGCTTCGGCCGGTACTTGGAGCGAGCCGTTGCCCATCAGACGACGACGAGCAACCCGGGCTTGCTGCCAACGCCGATCCTTGAGCCGGTATTTGTTCAGCAGACGAGCAGGCGTCCCGCCATTGAGGCAGCGACGCTTCGGCCGTTGCCCGGTCCCGGCAAGACGTTCCAACGGCCGAAGATCAGTGCCTACACGCTTGCAGGTCCTCAGTCCGCTGAGAAGGCGGAGCTGCCCAGTCAAGCGATGACGATTGATCCCGTCACGGTTACCAAGTCGACCTATGGCGGGGTCGTCAACCTCTCGTGGCAGGATCGTGACTGGACCGATCCGGCGATTATGGATCTGCTCGTCGCAGACCTTGCGGGTAGCTATGCGCAAGCGACCGATGCAGCGTTCTGCACGTATTTCGTCGGCTCTGTCACCCAATCCGAAGCGCTCGCAACGCCGGACAGTGCCGGGCTGATGCAAGCGCTCTATGCGGCAGCCGGAACGATCTTCGGCGGGACGAACGGGATGCCCGACACGCTATGGGTTGCCCCGGATGTGTGGGGGAGCCTTGGATCGATGGTCGATAGCACCGGCCGCCCATTGTTCCCAACGGTCAACCCTGCCAATGCGATGGGCAATGTCAACCCGACGGCTATGGGTGGATCGGTTGCCGGGTTCCGGCTCGTGGCCGACAAGAACCTTCCGGCCGGTACCGCCATCCTGGGTGACAGTCTCTACGTTGAGGTTTACGAGACTGTTGGCGGTCAGGTGTCGGCCGTCGAGCCGTCGGTGTTGGGCACACAGATTGCCTTCTACGGCTATGTCGCTTGGCTTACTCTCGTGCCCGGTGCCTTCGTCAAGATCACTGGCGTTCCGGCCTTGCCGCTGACACAGACTCAGTCTGAGTCCAAGACATCGGGTAAGTGAGATGGCGCTGCCGACAGGGCCGAATTGGCCAGACATCGATACCTATAAGGCTTGGGCTCGCATCCCTGACGGCATCGATGACGTTGCGGTTGATCAAGCCCTGTCGGCAGTTCAAGAGGCAATCGTTGCTCGATGCCCAAGCCTCGCCGATGCTCCCTGCCCTTGGGATGCGCAATACGCCTGCCTGCTGTGGACGAACCGAGTCCTCAATCGGCGCAATAGCCCAGACGGGATCGTCGGCGTTGCGGACCTTGGCGTTGCCACCATCGCTGCTTTCGACAAGGACATTGCGCAGATGATCAGTCCCTACGTAGAGCCGGTTATTGCGTAATGGGACGGCCGTTGCTCTTGAACCTATTCTGCGGAGCCGGTGGCGCTGCTATGGGATATCATCGGGCGGGCTTTAGGGTGATCGGCGTGGAAGTTAGGCAACAGAAGCGCTACCCATTTGAGTTTCACCTGATGGACGCGTTTGATGCTTTGGCGACGAATCTTCGTCATGTGACAGTGATTCACGCATCTCCGCCCTGTCAGCACTATTCCGTTGGCGCCAAGTCTTGGAATACGGCCAAGAATCATCCTGACCTTGTGGCGACGATTCGCGATGCGTTGATCGCTACCGGCAAACCGTATGTCATTGAGAACATCCCTCAAGCTCCGTTAAAGGACCCCATTCGGCTCTGTGGCACGATGTTTGGGTTGCCACTAATCCGCCACCGGATGTTTGAAAGCGGGGATGGGCTCGTGGCACCGGAACATCGCCGCCACACCGGCCT